TACTGCTCCTTGAGTTCGTTGAGTGCTTCTTCTTCCACATCAACTCGGAAGTCACCCGCTTCAGGCACAGGGCTAAACGAATACTTAAAGCCGAACTTGACACGCACCTTCTCAACATCAGGGTACTCGTCCCGATCAAACAGACCGCCAAGCGTGAACGCAGATTTTGATACCAGTTGCGGATACTCTATGCAGAAGTCATTAACAGCTTGCGTAAATTGATTCTCAAAGTTGTTAAGAGTTTGCTTGTAATCAAAAAAACTTTTCATTGGCAACAGGCGTGCGCCCTTGTCCGTCCAAGGCAATGTGTTCTCGTAGTGCCATGTCCGTGCCGCACCTGCTATCTTCTGAATACGCTCGAGCTTGTCCGAACCTGCCAACAAGTTCTTGTGATAGTTACCACCACGAGCATGAGTACCCTTGGCACTGTCTACTTCCTCGGATACTTTCTTGTCCATCTTGCGAGCTGTCCACAGGGGGATGTTTAACTCGACTAACATTGCGTTGCTTCCGATCATGATTACTCTCCTTGGTTAGAAATAATGTCAGACATTATTTTTTTGCACATAAAATCAATCGCACCTGATACAGTGAACGCTGTACCGGCATCCGTTAAACCTAGTTGCTTCTCGATATGTTTCTTAGCGGCTAAGAAATTATCTTTCGTTTTGTGCCGTACCATCAGTGCGGCAAATCCATCATTGCGTGCCATTTTTAATCTCCGATATAAACAGAAACACCACAGTCAGCAGTGATGCGCTTGGATGTAATACCCCAGAACACAGGGTGCGACCACTCACCCCACGAGCCTACATAACCATCAGTCAACATGATGACGCACTCGGGCTTCAACTTCTTGTCAGCGATGTACGCAGGTACACAGCGAGGGTCAGTGCCACCACCACCCGCAGGTTTAGTTGAGGACATCAACGCTTCGTAGTCACCTCGGTTGTATGTCTCATGTGCGGCAACCTCGGTATCCCAGTACACCAACTCGATAGACTCGGGCTGTACATGATTACAGATACTTACCAACTCACCTAAGAACTGTCCGATCTCAGCCTGACCGATAGAGCCTGATGTGTCGATACCCACAACGATAGACCCCACCGCCTCACCGACAGCAGAGGGCATGTAGATATCCTGATCCACCCACCTACGGTTTGGTCTGCGCCAAGTGCTGTTGTCCTTGTCTGCACAGATACTATTAACAAAGTCACGCAACACCTCACGCCAGTTGATCTTGGCTTGCATTGCTTCGGTCAACTCTCGAGGCATACCACCCTTCATCTTACCGGCGAGAATCGCACCTTGCCTTAACGCTTGGTCAATCTCTCGAGCAAGTTCTTGCTTGTCTGCTTCTGACATCTCATCTGCGGCATCCCAATCGTGTTCGTCAAAGCCCGTTGATTTTTCTTCGCTCGGAGTGCCATCACCATTGCCTTTTCCATTTTTCTTCTCCTGCTCTTGCTCTTGTTTTAGTTTGCGATATACCTCACCTGCATCCATGCCACGATACTGCTCGTCATAGCACCCACCCTCAGGCAATGTAACTTCCTTACCATCTGTGTCGCTATCTACGATCATCAGGTTAATTACAAAGTCACACGCCATGTTAGCGATCTTTGGATTCTCTTTGTATAAGTGCTTCCATACGGTTGTGTGACGAAAGGCTTTGTGTAAGTTCTCATGCAAGATCAAGCCCTTCAACTCACGCTCATCTAACTTGTCTACGAACTTGCGACCATAGTATGTGTTGCGCCCATCCGTACCGGCAGTGGGTATGTCATCGTTTACCTCGGTCTTACCAAGCATAAAGATACCGGAGTACATGCAGTACTTGGGGTTATTCATCAACGCAACATGGGACTTCTGTACACGCTGTTCTGCTGTCAATTTGGTAGTCATTGTTACTCTCCTTGTTTAACCTATGTGTATTGATCTAGCTACGGATAATCTGTAATCACTATCGCCGTGGTACTCCGTTGTTAAGTCCGCAATTTCTTCTCCGATGCGGACATGCTCACAACCACCGACCGCATCATCACCACAAAACAACTCTCTAAACTTGTTAAAGGCGGACTCTATAACTTCAACATCACGATCCTCGGAGTACCACTTAACATCTTCAGCTTGAAATATGTATGTGCCTCGAGCCTCATCAATCAGCCAGTACTCATCAACATCCCAAGTATCAAAGGGTAGGTTCTCTTTCAACCACAGAGTCACTACACCCTTGTGTTCTTCGGATGCCGGATAGAACGCAAACGCTACATCGCTTCTGTAACCCATAGTTACTCTCCAAAAATAATGTCAGACATTATTAGAACAACCACTGATTAGTTGTCGCCCATGCCACAAAGTCCTTGTTAGATACAGCCATCGCTTGCTTGGTCGAGGACTTCACCACACTGCGAGCAAACAGCGCCTGCAACTCCTTCTCCAGACGCTCGGCATACCGCAACCACTTACCCATAGTGTCCTTCTCGACACGACTGATAGCAGAGAACACGAGAATACATTTAGCTACCGCATCGTCAGGAACTTTCGCAGTATCAGGACTCTGCATGATCGCATCCCATGTAGGTAACTTGTCCACCACTGTGAAGAACGCTTGCATGTCACGAGCCGCAGACTCACCGATTGTCCCCGCCAGTGCAGAGATAGTTACCGACTCGCCCAACATCGGACGCTTCTTAGCGATGTGTGACGCCTTCTCCAAGCTACGGGGTGTAACGAAAGCCGCTTGACCTGCACGAGTGGGGTTGAAGATGTAGGGGTTGTCTGACTGAGCCTTGTCGGTGTAACTCTCAAGTGCTTGTGGAAACTGCTTCACCCAAGCGATGACCTCCGGTGCGATGTTGTTATCCAAAGCCCAAGCACCCCAAGAATCAGAATCAACTGAGCCATCACCGTTAAAGCCAGCGTGAGGCTTGCGTACAGTAACAAAGCAGACTCGGTTTCGAGCATGAGCCTCAAGGCTATCACCAACGCCATCAGTAGAAAGATTAGTAGTCCCGAATACGATAGAGCCTTCAGGTAACTGCACATCACCGATACGCTTCTCAAGCATGAGTGTGAGCAACACATTCTTCACCGCCTTCATAGCTTTGCCGATCTCATCAAGCATCACGATGACCGGCTTGTTGGATTGAAATTTAAAGCGTGCGTTTGGTGCGAACTTGGTGACCTTCAAGCTCCCGTCCGTTGACGCCAATTCTGTATAAGGAAGTGCGAAGTCCCCTAGGTCTAGCAGGGTGCAGTCGATGTACGCCACTTCGTAGTCAGGGAACCTAGCAGAGACGGTCTTGAGCATTGCCGACTTACCGATTCCCGGCTCGCCTTGACCAATGATAGTTACCTGATCGCCTACTGTTGCGATAGCGTTTGCAAACTCGTTAAGAGAAAGGGAAGAACCGAAATTGATTGAAGCCATGTTTACTACTCCTTGAATAAAAAATAATGTCAGACATTATTGGCTGACAAGAACACTCTTATATAGTTATTACTTCTATTACTATTATAACTCTTATACATACTTGAGTCAATCATGTGCTAGGCACAACCTTGATGCAGTTATCGACAGGCTTAGTGACAACCTGCTGTACTTCTTGGGTTGTATCGTTGCACCTAACCACTACCTTATCTATCACCCGCTTAGCTTGGGTAATACTTATCTCCCTACCACCATCGGATGTTTGGTTTCTGCTAGTCATAGCAATCATTACTAATAGCTTGGGGTACATCTCCATGCACTTGTCCTCGTCTGTGCTTGACATGTACTCATAGATCTTGTCCATCACAACCTGATTGAAGCTGAAGTTGTACATTTCGGACACAGAATACTTCTCGTTGTCGAGGGTCAGGTACGAGTGCCAAAAAGAATAGTTATGCCCGCTACCCTTATCAGGGTTTGTTATGTGTGCATCTAGCAACTGCTTAGACACGACACCCTCGGACATACTGAGTATTGCTGTCACATAATCTTTAAACTTCTGTATGGGCGCACGAGCCACCTTGAGCTTGATTGGATCCGCCATCCGCCTAACTACCGTGGTCGGTTTCTCGAGGCGATAGTGCTCGTAGTTGGAGTTAGTTGTGTCCCACTTCACCAGCACAGGGCTGTCTAGCACAGCGCAGAACTTTTCTGTGCCTACATCACGCATCAGCCATAACAGACCGAACTTCTTAACTACATTGATACCTCGCACGAGAGAACTCGCAAACTCTGAGGTTAGGTTAGAGTGATGCCCACCTGAGTTATATAGCAGGTCACCGTTAGGCAGTACAAAAAACACATCCGTTGAGTGCAGTCGTGCACCATACGCTACCTGTCCATCGTCCTGCACTTTACAAATTACCTGCTCATCGTCACGCCTACGATCACCGATTGGGCGCACCTCTACCGCTCTGCCACGAATGGGCTTGACTGAGTGATACAACTCTTTGAACTGCTCATAGACTCTGATACTCATGGTTACTCTCCTTGGATTTAAATTAAAGTACTAGGCACAACCAAAACAACACGACTAGGCAGACAACGCCCACCGTCCACAGAATAATGTCAGACATTATTTTCATTTAAGCTCTCCTTAAGTTCTGAGGCGGGCTTCCATCCGTACTTACGCCATGTGCGGGTCACATCAGTATTGCTAGAGTTGTAGTACACGAATGTCGGATCGTCCGTCAACAGGCATGGTAGGTGTGGTGCTGTTGCCTCGTGTGCCCAGTCAATCCACTCTTCTTTAGTTGGCTTAATAATGTTCATTTCACTACTCCTTGGGTCAGGTAGATTTACTTCTTCGTATGGGATTTCGTTGCAGTCAAGGTATTTAATGTTCATCTCGCACTCCTTATGTACTTGGGGTTCAGGTCTTTGAGGTCATCCATATCTGTGATGACTATGTAATTGCTTTTGTGGG